TATTTCGGGGTAGAGTTATAGGAGTTGCAGGCACGTTCATCCCGTCATATGGTCTATATGTGTCCCTACCGCTTACAGACGCCTCATCTGGTGTGATTATGGTATGCGTAGGGAACAGTTCTCCTTGAGCCATATTTGTAGCAGCGTGTTCTTGTTTTAAGAGTTTGTTTGCCACTTGACCAACAAGTATCTTTATATCTCCTCTTCCTACTTCCTTATCATCTGAAGGGTCACCGCCAGAGTACAACCTCAATATTTGATCTGTAATTTTTCCTATTGTAATCATAACCCTTCTTTATTTTTAACTTCAGTATACTGATACACATTCATGTCCTCTACATGAACACCTAACGATGTTAGTGCTCTATTTACAATATCATTAATACAATCTGAAGGCCAATTAAGATCTTGACTGTTATCAAGTTGATATGTAGCACCCGCACTTACACTAGTCCCATCAGGAAGTGTCAATGCATTAGTTGCCGTAAAGGTTGCTGAGTTTGTAGTACTACTGTTATGTACTATCTTTCTTCCATCTACTACAAAACTAAATAGAGGTTTTTTAGGTCTCTCTAAATACATAAAGTAACCTGAATGCTCCTGCTCTGGAAACATTTGAATTTTTGTACCTCCATCGCCTAATATTGCAATAGGTGATGTTGCAGACGGTGCTGTTACTTGAGATATTAATCTTTCAGCAAGTTGATCCTCATTTACAATTTTAACTTCTCTATAAAATGTTTTATTAGAAGTAGTTTCAGAAAATGAAATCAAACCAGGCTCAACACCGTAATTATTTTCTTTTACGTTGTTTGTTGTTCCGGTAACGTATAAACCCAACAAGTGCAGATACTCTCTGTTCTTGGCGTTTGTCACACCAGAGATATTATCTAATTCTATAACTCCAGTACTAGTTGAAGTAAACTGTGTTCTCTTTTTAAAGTACCTAAGGTCATCATTAATTTTTTGCGTCTGACCATAAGCCATTAAAGGAATTGGTCTTCCGGGCTGATATCCTTTCGGATTACCATAAAGTTCTACAAACTTAGACATCTGAGCACGATCCAACGCTTTATCAATATCAGCGTGAGAAACATACCCGGAAGTTTCCTTATTAAGGATAAAGTTTATAAAATCATGAGTCTCCTTTATTGTCATCCTCTTCTACTTTAGCAGAAGGCTCCTCAATAATCTCTCCGGTTTGTACATCAATTTTTACATCTCCGTACTCTTTTTGTAATTTATCTTGTACTTCTTTCATTTCAGTTAGAGTTCCTTTAAACTCTCCTACAAGATTTTCAATTGAGTCATCAAGACCCGCCTTTCTAATTACAGCATCACCGATAGATAATTTAATATCGAGTTGCGTTCTGTTGATTTTTTGGATGCTTTCTAGTTCATCCTTTTTAATTGTTTTAGACATAATTTCTGTTGATTTTAATTTATACAAATAAATGAATTTTAAACTTTATAATATATATTTTTTGATTGTTGTTATCTATTATGGGAATCCGGGGCCGTCAGGACCAGAATTACCTGGTATAAATACTGATCTAGTTGAACCATACGATGTTCCCGCACCATTTGTGGCATATGCTCTGACATTATATGTGCTTCCATTAAACCCAATAAGCATTGTATTTGTTGGAACTGATGCTGAATATAACCCTGTACTAGTTCCAGGTACAGTTTCTGTACTTGTTCCTGAAGATGTTAGTGTTGGACTAGATGTTGATGCAGAATACACAAATCCCCTTGCTGTTATCGAAGAACTTCCTTGAGACGCTATATACCCCCCCATATCCAATTCGTTATTAGTTGAGTCGTGTGAAGCAGATGTAGTTGATACAGTAGGTGGTGTTGTGTTTGATGTCTTATCGTGGTCATATCCCATAAATTCTGAAACCTCGTGAGGTGCAGAGCCGTCAGGTCTGGCTGAAGCACTATTAGCAGTATTAATAGTACCGTTACCCCCAGTAGACATTGTCTGAAGGCTTATATTCGTATAACCAGTAGAACCACTATAATTATTAGTACCTAGTTCTCTTCTTATACCTATCATAGATATTGCCCCTAGTATTGGTACAGCCATAATAAATTATTATTCAGCAGGAGATGGAGGAATGTTCCAAGGCAACTCAGCCCATTGCTCTGTTGGAGTCTCTTGTAAACTAATAAGTCTATCAATCTCTCCATGATAATAACTTTCTTGCTCCTCAGTTAATTCAGGCAACCAAGCCTCTACATTAGCAGCCGTTAGATCCTCAAAAGTTATATAATCCTCAGCAGTAGTTGGTGCGTCTGGATTAAATGTAATTGGTCCTTCAGAAGCAGTTGCATCTGTTGTTCCTGATGTACCTATAATAATATAATCAACTCTTGTTACTACATTAACTAATGAAAGGTCACCCTCATTATAAGTTGGTTGAACCCAAACTCCTGTAATTTCTTTTCTGTAAGTATTTGCCATAATTTTAATTTTTACATTGGCATTTGCAGCCGTTTTGTTTTAATTCTTCTATTTCTTCTTTAAGTTCTTGAACAGCACCAATCAAAACAGAGACTAAATGTTCATAGTCCACCTGTTTATACTTGGTGTCATCGTTGATTCTTTCTTGCTCTCTTACAACTTCAGGTACTATTTTTTCTACCTGTTGTGCAACAAGACCAATTTCCTTCTTGCCGTCTCGGCCACCGTCCTTCCAACGATATTCTACGGGCTCTAATTTAAGAACTTTGTCTAAATTATTTGCAAGAGGTTTGATGTCTGTTTTAAGTCGCTCATCAGAAAAAGAATAATATGCAACAATATCATTTGCCGCTCTCCATACACCTGCATCTGTTAACTGTGCTCTGGTAGTTGTGTCACTTCTGAAGTTAAATGTTGTGCCACCCTGCCAATCTAGATATCCGGTACCACTTGCACAATGAATTCTTACTCTAGGAGAGTCATTATCATTAGAACCTCCAATCCATAAAGAACCAGTATCACTAGTTATAAATATATCTTTATGACTCTCAACATAGGACGTGGTTAATTTCATTGCAACTGAATTGTTGACTCTAAATTCAGTTAAGGTAGCACCGTCAGTTCTAACAAACCATTGACCATCTTTGTCTAATAATCCAAAGCCACCCGCTCCATCTCCATATACATATCCATGCAACAGTGTATTTCCATCGTAGAACTTAATACCTCCGGCTCCTGTGTCACCCCACTTAAAGTTAAGGTATTGGTCGTTTCCGGCATCATAGAATCTTACATTATCATTAAAGTGTAGTTGAGAAACATAGTTGACTTCGCTATTATTCATATGCAAAGAGCCATTAACACTTAATTTATAACCAGATTGTGCGTCCGCATCGGTTCCAACTCTCATTGAGCCTCTAACCCTAGTTTTATTTCCACTCTCACCTAAATACATAGTTTGAGTGCTACTATGGCCATACCAGTGTTGCGATTGTACTACATGGAAAGATGTATCCCATCTTGGTGCTGTGTTTGTCGCTGAACCTTTACAGTGTATTGCAGATAAAACAGATGTGCCATCTAAATCTAGATATCTACCAGAGTTGTTAACATCTATAAGTTTTTCAACATTCCTACCTATCTGGTTTAATGATTCTGTGTGGTCTATGTTTGAGGGGAATGATGTTACTGCTGTTATATCCCAGTTATTATCCCAGTTTGCATGAGTATATCCACTGTGTCCTCCAATAAATTCAGTAACTACAACTTTTGGATAAGACCAAGTGCTTGATGTTTCACCAATAAAAATACAACAGTTAGAACCATCATGTCCAAATCTTATATTAAAGGCTCTGTCTTTGTTTGGGTCTGCTATAATATGACCAAACATATTTACCCAATATCCACCTGAACCTGTATGATTATATCCACCACATTGCACCTCAAAACTTTCACCGTCTGAATAATCATAGATAACTACTCTCATAGACATCATTGTGTTCGTCCACGAAACAGGAAGTTTTATTTTAAATGCACCTGTAACTGTACCACTTCCAGAATAAGACGCTCCATGAGGTAACATTACCCTAGAAACATTGCTGTTTGTGCTACCGAAACTAGGCCCTTCTACTGGGTCTACAAATTCTACATGGTCTGATTTCACCTGTATTTTTGTAGTTCCCGCTCTATGTAATTGTAGGTCTTCATTATAACTACCAACCCTACCTGTGTCAACCTGTAATTCTTTATTAAAATAAAAATTACTTCTGTCGGTCTGGACATGACAATGACCAGTATTCATTGGACCAAACTCACCGTATCCGCTATTAGTGGTTATCCTAAACGCATTACCAACACCTCTTTCTAATTTTGTGTTTGTGTCAGTAATATATATTTGCCCTCCGGCTACTGTTATGTCTCCATTAAAATTAACATCATTGCTATTATGTGGATAAGAAAATACTTCTGTTCTAGCGTTGTTACTTAATCTATAGAAAGTAATATGGTCAGAAGATTCGCCATTAACAAAAGCAGGAGAGTTGTCACCATTATAAGATATTCCACCCCCATAAGTATTGCTTTGACCTACTTCAAAAGCACCTGTGCCTTGCCCTTCACCAGTTGCTCTTACTATTGCGTTACCTCCATCATCGCACTTAACCCATAATGTAGTGGATGTTCCTTTATCAATAATAACGTCACCATAAAAAGTTGAAGTGGCGTTATTTCCGTAAGCAAAATTTGCGGCTCCATAAGTAGATAAACCATAATTTGGTGTGTCACTATTTCCTTGACCCCAACCAGATGGATGGCCAATTCCAACCTTATTGTATAAATGTATATACTCACCAGTAAACTGACCTCTAGCACCTTTTAATCTTATAGATTCATTTGCTGTAAAATCTGCTCTGGTGCTAAATGTTTTTGCACCACTTATTGTCTGTGTTGTGTTTGTTGTAACAAAACTAGACGTACTTGGTATAGTTGGAGTATTTGTAAAATTATTATAGTTTAAATAATAACTTCCCTGCTGACCATCTAACTTATCAGCATTAGCAGATCTTATAGTTTGAATATCAGGAGTTTTTAAGTAAACACTATTAGTTCCTATACCCGTCCAGTTTAATACTACTAAACTTACATAACCATCTACCGGTGCAGTGTATTCTCTTTCAAACGTTACCCATGAAGTAGTAATAGCACTGTTTTCGTACCAACCGGAATCACCCCTATCATCTTCTTGAACGTAAGTACCGGACGCAGAGTTAGAAACATGAGTTTTACCATCAGGCATATCTCCATCATGCTGATAAAGTCTAAGGTATAGTCCACTCGAAGAAGCGGCTGAACCTTTTACCATTATAGTAAACCTTACAGTTTCTCCCGCCTCGATTCTCCTTGCTTGATAAGCCACTCCAGTAGATGTATCACCACTTTGTAATTCTAAAGCGTCTTCTGTTCTATTCCATCTAACTGAAGCATCACTTGCATTACTATATGCAGGAACCCATCCTCTAAGGTGTGCTAAGGTTTCATTTAAAGTTGTGTTTTGACTGTCTATTTCACTTTCTGTGTAGTATCTATCATCATGAGTATGAGAACTAGGTGTAAATGTAGAGGGTTTACCTGAGATCTCACCCCAAGTTGGGAGATGACCTGTGTGGAAAAACTCTCTCCAGGAACCAAATGAACCATTTTCAAGTCTTCTAAAATGAACTCTATCATTATGGAACGAGTAAGCCATATCAACATAATATCCACCACTATTAGCGTGATTCATTATTATGTGATGATGCCAATCATTAAAAGGGTTTGCGGCTGTGTTTCCATTTGTCCCTGCTCCACCATTACCACTCTGATCTGTCCATTGTAGATGACCAGAACCGTAGGTTATTGTGCTTTCTTCATATAGTTTACTGTGTTGGTGGCTATTATTTACAACCTGTGCTGATAGCGTAACATTAGACGAACCATCAATACTAACAGACCCATTTAAATCACCTGATAATGTAATTGTTCTTGCGGCTGTCCACTTATCTGCATTAGGATGATAGTTGTCAGCGAATATTCTTTGTGTGCCAAAATACCCCAGGCCACCGGTAGTAAGTTCAAATATTGGTGTTCCTAAGCCATTAATTGTAGGTATTGTAGAGTTTGCTGCACCATGTATTTTAAAAGAGTTATCCGCATCGTCTATACCAATAGCCCACGAAGCATCTCCATGTTCAGTAAATCCAATTTGTGGACTACCTGCAACCCCAGTATTTACTACTATTTCTGCTTCATTATTGGTAGTTGCAAGTCCGAAGTAGTTTAAATCATTTTGAAATCTAAGAGAACCAGTTGCAGTATCATTCGCATCACTTCTAAGGAACTGACTTCCTTGTAATCCATCTACCTTATCAGCATCTAAACCTGAACCTGATCCATCTGTAGTTGATGTCCATATTTCAGCCCAAGCACTCCATGCACTAGCGGTATCGTTCATACCTCTAACATACATTCCTGTGCCTGTTCTTTCGTGTGCTATCTGTAATCCAAAACCTTGAGAACCCTTGTCATTACCTATTGCAATCATGGTTCCATAAGGAAATCCAGGAGAGTTTGTAGAGCCAGTGTGTGTATTGTATAGGTTATAAAAACCTGATCTATCTATATTGTCAAAGTTTTGAGAACCAGATAACATTATAGGATGAGCATCAAATCCCGCATCAAAGAATATTTGTCCTGTTGCAGTATCAGCCGCATTACTTCTTAAATACCTACCATCTGCTTCTGTTTCTGTGAAATATCTACTATCTAAATTTGTAGTTCCTATTGCAGTTACATGGCCGTATGTATCTAGGGTAATATCTTGAATTACCGTACCTCCAGAGTTATCTGAACTTGCAGCACTACTTGTGTCGTGGTGACCTATTGTAAGGCTGTTTGTTCCTGTGTTTACTGTTATAGCCCCGGCCAAACCTCCTATAGTGAAATTATCTAGGTTATTATTGTTAGCGTCTCTTAAATATATTTGAGCGTTATTGCTACTCCCAGTAACATTAAGATTCAATCCATCTACATAGTTTTTGTTTGCAGCGTCAGTTCCGGCAGTAACAGTGTCAACACCTTGTATTCTACCTGTACCTCCTAAAGTAATATCTCCACCTGATACAGTCAAATCTCCAGATGTATATAAATTAGTATAAGCCCTTACTTCTGAGTTTAATACTCTAAATTTAGTACTAGGTGTAGCACCACTTTGTACATTAAAATAAATACCATCATAAGCATTTATATTCATTCCATCTGCCGCTCCATCTCCATCGTCATATATAGTAATAGATAGATTATATTGATTTGTATCTCCATATTCAAATCCGTCCCTAAAGAAAATACCCTTAGGGGCATTATTATATGATCTTAAAAACAAATTTCCGTCACCTATAACAGTGCCGTTGGCAGTTACATCACCTTCAAAAGTTGCATTGCCACTCAAGTCAATAGACGCAAGTGATGTTGCGGAGTTTGGAGATGTATTTCCTTTTAAGAAATGGAATTTATCTGTAGAACCATTATTATTTGAATCTATAATAAAATGCATAGGTCCAACTGAGGATAATGTCGTTGTGTTGCCTTGACCACCAACACCAGTATCATCATCAAAATCCAAAAATGAATTGTTAGAATATGTGACTCCTTTTATTTTGTCAGTTAAAACATCACTCAAAAATGTTGCTACACCTGAACTTGTAATAGACAAAGGTGTTGTACCATTTGCTGTGTTTCTAAATCTAAAACCTCCTCCAGAGGTTCCATTTGTAGCGTCCCACCAACTTGAAAAAGTTCTCCACTGCCCGGATACATAAAAGTTTTGATCGCTCCATACACCCGCTTCATTAACCTTTAACCTTCTATAGCCGTCTGTTGAGATAGAAATCTGTTCTTTATTATTGTCAGCATCATATTCCTCTAAATACATTCCATTCCCGGCATGGGAAGTAAAATTGTACGCAGGTGTGGCTGCACTTCCGTCAGCAGTTTTTATAACACCCGTAAGCGTTGCACTACCTAAAATGTTAACTGGGGTTGTTGTATCCCTATTTATATACATCAAGTCAACACTATCAGTACTGCCTATTCTTCCTCTAAATTCTAACCTGTCGTTTGCACCATTATAATTAAGTTCAAAATTGTTAGAGGTAGCCGTTTCACGAAAAATTATCCTACCACTTGGGTCGGTATTGGCAGTAGTGTCTTGTAATATTAATGTAGGGTCTGCTTTAGAAATTTGTAAATCACCAGTCATTGTATCACCGGTAACGTTTACATATCTAGTGTCAGCATCTGATTGCGATATACCTGAAGAACCACTATCTGCATCAATCCAATTTGTTCCAACACCTGTTGAAGATAATATTTGTCCAGATGACCCTATATCTCCAGAAGAATCTTTTATAGCACCGATAACTCTTAAACTACCATTTATCTCAACGTTACTTACATCCCTCTCTACAGTGATAACAGTAGTTCCGCTTGTGGAGTTATTATGTCTTTTTATTAATAAGTTATTGGTTGAATTGCCATCGGTAACAAAAGAGAATCCGTAATTTACATCGTCTCCTGAAAAACTCTCTGCTAAATAAAGGTGCGACTCTGCGTTTCCTCCGGTCGCCCCAATTACGACTTTACTTACATCTCCTGAAGTAGCACCTCCAGATACATGAAAAAGTTGCTTCGGTGCATTTGTTCCAACCGCAGTTTTACCATTAACTCCCACCCAAAATTTTGCAGATCCTGAACCAGATCTTGCCTCAAGAATACCTCCAGTAGTTGAGGACGTATTCCATAATCTTACAGCAGGTGTAACCGAACCAGTTACTGTCCCTTTTACAGTAAGATAAGGATGACCGTTAGCAGGCGAGTGGCCTATTCCGACCCTACCTTGATTAGATATCTTTACTGATTTATTGGTGTCCCATCCAATCCATCCGTAAGCATTGCCTTTATGAACATGAAACCCATCGGTATCATAACTATCTAAAAGACTAATTCTTACATTCTGATCCGAAGATTTAACCTGTAATGGATTATCAGAGGTCCCAGTATTTATATGTACCTCTTTTAGGAACTCAATTGCCATACACTATTTTTTATTTTATTACATTATTTTAAAACATAATATTCTGTATGTTTTACTTGTCGCAGGTGCAGAGGCAAACTTAATTCTACATTGCGTTGTACTTAATCTATCAACCTCAGCAAAAACAGTATCTCCTGTGCTTGACTCTACAACTTGTATCATTACATCATTTGCTGCAAAAGCAGTAAACCCATAAGTAACATCAAACTCTGTTGTTGATGCGTCACCTGTTATAGTGTGTGCAGAACTTCTTGCGTTGATTGCTGCTGCAACACCATTAGGAGTAACTGCCCTAGAAGTGTCTGTTCCTGTGGATGCTTCAGTATTAGTTGCTAATTCAACAGCACCTCTTGCCGTTGTTGATGCATTTGCAACATTGACTTTTACACCTGAACTATACTCTACTGTCGTGTTAGTACCATTTTTAAAGTTTACATTTTCATCAGTAGCATCTACTTGCAGTACATCAGAACCATTAACCTGTAAATCCCATCCACCAAAGTCATCATACTCTGAAGGTAGCGGGATGTTATAATAGTCACTTCCATTATTACTGAAGGTCCATCTATCTGTACCCTCATCCCACAATAGTTTTGTGTTAGTTGCCGTACCTCTATTAACCTCTAATCCTGCGTCTGCTGTGTCAGCAGGTGCTCCAGATGCATTACTATTAAGTTGAATAACACTATCCTCTAAGTCAATTCTTTCAGATTGTGTACTAATAAGGTCACCCGTTATTGTTAAAGAACCTGTAATTGTAGCGTCTCCACTAACAGATAGATCATTAGTTACTGTAAGGTCATTTCCAATAGTAACATCACTAGGTAAACCAATTTTTACTGTTCCGGCATCACCAGTAGATGGTGTTGTTATTTCAATTTCATCCGTTGTTCCTGAGAATGTTACAGTATCATCGTCACCCGCAGAAGCATCTAATGTTAAAACGGTAGAGTTGCTAGAAACGGCTGCTAAACTAAAATTATATGTTGTGTCTGAACCGGTAAATGCAATGTCGAAGACTCCAGTAGACGGTTCAGTAATACTAATATCTGTTCCTGATTGTAGGGTAAGATCTCCAGATCTATATGTTCCGCTATCTTCTCTTAATCTTGTTTGAGTAACTGTTTCTGTGGCAGTAGAAACATCTGTAACGTGACCAAATGAATCAAAAGTCATTCCTGTGACATATGTTCTGGATGACGCTGTTAAGTCAGATACAGACGAGGTGTCTTGGTGGTAAATATTGATTTGATCACTTACCAAGGTTGAGACGCCTAATCCACTTGCAGTGGTTGCGGCAATAATAATACTATCAGTGTCTGAACTGGTTGGTCCTGTAAGGGTTACGTTTGCAGCAGTAGCACCTGAAACCGTTGCTTCTGATCTACTGAGTGAGTAATCTCCACCCGCATTTAACCAAGTCGTTCCATTGTAAACCTGTAGTTTATTAGTGGAAGTGTTATAAATTGTTCTACCCGAAGCAGGTGATGATATTGCATCCCTTTGGGTTGTGGTAACCTTTTCTGGGACCAGTTGTTTTACCGGGGTCTCATTAAGATTAATCTGTTGTAAAAATTCTATTGCCATGCCAATTACTTATTTAATTTAAATATACTTTACCCTGCGTATCCGCATTAAAATTTATTGTTATTTGATTGTCGCTGTCATATACAATTTCAGCCATAATCACATTATCATTATCGTCTACAACTGTTACTGATGGTTTTTTTCCTAAGTTGTGTTCTACAACCCAAGTACTAGCAGCAACAGTAAAAATCTTTATATATGTCTCAAAAGGATCATATACTGGTTTGTTTAGTATGTTTGTCCACTGTATGTTTACTGTTCCGTATATACTAGGACTTGTGGCACCTAAAACATTGTTTGTATGAACCCTTGGAACATCGTTACGCAAGATATTAATAATGTTCTGTAGTATCTCATTATTTTCATTGTCATTATCACCTGCATCTAGTCTTAATGTCAAGTGATGTAATCCAGTTACAACCTCCTCGTATGCTGCTCTCTTTTTGTTATATAAATTAATATTAACACCATCATAAGATTCCAATTGATTTTTTAAATCATCAATCTCATCTATTAGTTCCGATCTTGTTGGCGGCCTGTATACATTAACTTTTAATGTTTTTGTAATTTTTTCTTTAACGGTCACCCAAGAATAAGTAGTATGAGTATGAACAGTAGTTATGGACATAGTTACACTATACTCAGCATCGTAATACTCACTATTTGTATCTACTAAATTATATTCTCTATCGGCCGATGTTGTACCTGTTGAGGTCTTGTCATTAATTGTGTTTGAAACGGCAGAAATACTTGAACTAAACTCTCTGCTTAAACTTGTTCTTGTGTAGTTTGTAATATCATATGAGGACGTGGTATCCTTGACTTTTACTACTGGTGTAAACTCATCAATGTCATCTGTCATAGATATATTGAGTTTTGCATACTCAAAATTGTGAGTTTTAGTTTTTACAACTGGAGTGTCATCTCCGACAGTAAACTTATATTCAACTTTGTAGTTTCCTTGAGCAGGATCCCCGCTCAACGGATCTAATGGTAAGGTAAAATTGTAAGGATCTAAAGAACCGGAGTCACCAGTTATATCTGCATCAGTAGGGTAGTTTCTTATAATACCATCTGGCCTTGTAACCTTCACCCATATCTTCACTCCTGTTTGTGCAGCAGTATAGGTTGAGGTGTCTTGAATTTTAAGCACAGGAGTAGTGACCAAGTCAAATTCATAACTAAAGTCTATCGTTACTGTCCCTACGTCATTTGTGAATGTACTCATTTAATCTTTCAAAAAAAAAGCCGATCTCAGTACAAAAACGTTGACCGGCTTTCAAAACAAACCAACAACAAATTATTTAAGCAATTTTACGATTTCTTGGTAAACTGATTCCCCATTTTTGTTACTCAAAACGAAGTTGACGAACCCTTGCAAATAACTTGCCTTCGATGAGCGTGGTACTTGCACGATAGTTTCGCCAGTTGACACCCATAAGTACGAACTTGTCTCTTTGTTAAAAGCAATGATTTTTTTATCTATTGCTTTTTTAACATTAGCCTGTATAGATTTATTTTTATCCTTACTCAATGCAATGAACTGTTTTGGATCTTTTTCAGCCATTATTTCTAGTTCATCTCTAAGGATGGAAATATCTCTTTTTTCATCTTTGTTTAAGGAAGCAATAAACTCTCTTACCTCTGCGGCTGATAATTCAGCAGCAACGTTCATAGCCTCTCTCCTTAAGCCCCTTGCATCCCTTGACTCTTTAGCCTTCTTGTTTGGTTCTACCAACTCAAATAAAGGTCTAATTGTCTTATCTCTATTAGGATTTGAAGCATTGAAATTTGACATCATTAGATATTCAAATATTTCTTTATCTCCTGTTTTATCGCCTCTTAAGAGAAGTTTGCCTTCTGTTGCCTTACTAAAAGTGATTGGTTTTATAACTGGTTTTCCTCCAACTCCTAAGTTAGATATATTTGCAATGTCAACGTAGTCGTCTTTTGAAGGGTCAAAAACTCTATCAACAGTCGGAACAAATGCTATAGATGGCATTATTTTCATTCCTTTGTTTTGAGGATCGTCTTTCACATTTAGCCATTGAAAAACTTTAACCTCACCTCTTTTTATTGTTGGTGTTTCTCCAACGTTATTGTATTCTTTTGTTTTTATCATAATTTGAAGTTGTTAAAAAAAGAGGGGAGAATAACCCCCCTCTTCATAATTAATAAATATTAGAATCCTGTCACTAATGCACAGTGCTCTTTTCCTAAAACTTCAAGACCTAAAATAGCCTGATAGTTTACGTCAAGAACAGCATCAGCAGAAGTAGGAGTAGGTGCTAATCCACCAGTAAGTGTTTCTCTGAATGAGAAGTTATTACCATCACCTTCAAGATATCTTACTTGTAAGTAATCTTGAGATCCACCGCCTCCGGCAACTTTTACTTGACCAGTTGGCACTAAGTAAATTTCACCAGATCCAGTTACTGTGTCACCAAGTTCGTTATGGTCTAGGATAGAAAGTTGTTTCTTATTCCAAGTTCTTCCATATAAACTAAACTTGTCGATTCCTAGGTCGATTTCTCTACCATCTACATTGAATCTTGCACCAGTTAATACGTTACCTGAAAGGCCGTTTAATGCATTATCAATCTTGATATTAGCAGAAGTATCTACCCACATCCAATAATCTTTAGGTGCTCTTGCTTTGTTTAAAGCAGAAGTCAAGTTTTCTAAAGTTGTAAGGACGTTAGTATCAAAAGCGTAAGGAGATGATGAATTTAAAATACCACCTGCTTTTAACTCTTCTTTTAAACCGTTAGTAGTTTGAACTGCGTTACCGCCAATGTTCATATCACCTACAGTTGCTCCCGCATAGAAATCTCCAGATCCTTTACCAAACATTAATGCATTAGAGATATCTGCTCTAAATCTCATTAACGCTTCGTAAGTACCTTTGTACATAAAGTAAGGCTTTCCTTTATACTCTACAGTAACCTTAGATGCTTTAGCAACGTCAGAAATTCTGTATTTGTTTTTAAAGATTTGCACTCTATTTGACTGCTTAGTTAAACCATACTTAATTGGACTTGGCACTCCAGAACCTTCGCCTTGTGCATTTGAAAACACCTTGAAGATATCTCCACTTGCATCATAATCAGTTGCAGTTCCTGTTCCGTCTACTGGTACAAAATCTACTTCATTAGAAGAAGAGATTGCTGTAATTAGGTATACATCACCTGATGCACCCATCATCAAATCACCAACTCTTGCATTTCCAATTGCAGAAGTTGAGATACCCGTTTGTTTCCCAGTACCTGAACCTGCTTCAGAGATTGTGATTGAATTATCCTTATACAATGCTTCATTTACAAAAGCATGGTATACAGGTTGAGTCGTTGGCTTCATTTTGCCTAACGCCTGCATAACGTCTAGAAATGAGTCTTCCTCATTTTGTACGTCTAAAACGCTTGATAAGATCTCTCTTCCTTGAACAAATGAATGCTGTAAGAAAGATAAAGAACTTATGTAATTAGAATTTTCCATTTTACTTTGTTATTTAAAAAATTTAACGAATGATTTTAATATCTGAGTCACCTCGGCTCAGTGCTCCAATTAACCCCTCAATAGGGTTTGATGGAGTTCTATATTCCTGAGAACTTTTTGTAGGTTTAGTTGGGTTCTTTAAATCTGAAACAACCTTCTCCTGACCTAACTCTTGTCCATGAGAAATAAGAGATGAATCATAAACCTCTGGGTCTAACGCATAAGCCAAAACTTTATACCATTTATCAAAGTCGACATTACCACTTTCATCTCTGAAAAGGTTAAAAAACTTGTTATTATCAAGAGTCATTTCTTTTAACTCTTCTGGGTTTTCAATTTCATATGAAAACTTATCGTCACCATACTCAACTAAGATGCGTTTATTGTCTAAAACATCCTTAGTTGTTTGGCTAGATGTAACAGTTTCTGCCCACTTTTGCATGATCTCTTCTTGGTCCACGCTAGACTCTTCCGTTTCTTCGCTCTTCGGAGGTTGTGTAAAATTTTTCTGTTCGTCAACATACTTTGATCTTAGTTTAGAAGCATCTGCTTTAAGAAGTTCCTTACCAAGTTCTACCTCCTCCTCATCGAATTTATCCAAATCTAAATTATACTTGTTCACTATGTCTCTCTGATATAACCTGTCTAAGGCCTTTTTAGAAAGGGTCGGATTGTTCTGCTCTAATTCACGTCTCATGATTTGTTCGTCAGACAATTCCTCATAGTTAACAGAAGTTGCTTCTAGATATGGAGTTAGTGTACCATTTTTATTATAGTACTCGACCGCATTTTTAATGAAGTCGTCCTTAAATTGAGTTTGTGATGAGTCTCTCATCCGTCTAAACTCTTCAAAAAACTCCTCTAGAGTGTTTGCTTTACCATCCGAAAGTTCCGTAGAAATTTTGTCAAGTTCATTAAACAACTCTTCAGAGTTAGTTATTTTTCCTGTTTCCGCAGGAGCCGCCTCGTCTTCAGAACTATCTTCGTTCAACAATGCCTCTGGCTCTTCTGCGACATCTTCTGATTTAGTTTCAACTGCTTCAGTTTCCTCAGTAGGAGTTTCATTTACTTCTTGAGTCTCCTCCTGATTAGTATTTTCTTCTTGAGGCTCTTTTGTAGATACTTCTACCGGCTGTGCCTCACCTTGCTCATCAATTACTTTCAGTTCATTAATGTCAATTCCTTCTTCAATGTTACTCATATTGTTGATTGTTTAATTATAAATTATTGCATGTTTTGATCTTCATCATTTACAGCAGCCTGAACAAACTCTTTTGTTGGTAAATTATCCATTAAGTTTCTTTCACTTGCTGAGTAATCTTTTTGTCCGGCTAACTGCATCTCGAACTCATATTTTTCTTTCTGCAACTGTGACTGAAGTTCTGCTTTTAGTTTTTCCATCTGCATTTCAGTCTGCATTTTTATCTGCATTGTTTGTTGCTTCGCCTGTTCAGCCGCTTGTGCTGACTGCATCTGAATCTGCCCATTCATTTGCTGTTGTCTCTGGGCTTTTTCTTCCGCTTCTTTTCTTTTCTTTTTTATTCTATATGCTAAAACTTGTTGTGCTTGTTTTAAATTCTTTATGTCTTCAATAAAGACAGCGTCTTCAAAATCAACCTGTCCTTGAGCAACACTTGCCTGTAATATTTGCATTAACCTTGCTTTTTGCTCTTCTGTTGGACGGTCTTCAATTGTCACGCCAAATTCATGTTTTGAAACTGTAGGTGACATTTTAAAGAACTCAACTGACTTTTTTCCTAGCCCTCTTACATATCCCTGAACAGGACCTTTCTTTATAGAGTCTTGTAGCCTAACAATTATTGCTGATGCTAACTTTTCTAATAAATGTCTTTCTCCTTGTTCTATATGTGCTAGTGCATTATTGGTTGCTTGGGCTGCAAGTTTAGCCGTTGTCGTTAAAGATCTTGCATCAGGAGTAGAACCATCAGTAAACTCATTAAGTCCAGTGATCTGGCGAATCATTTCAATGTTATTCTGTATTACCTGATAGTAAGATATTGCATCTCTACCCAATCCGTTTTCTAATTCTTCAATAGGTTTATAGTTTGTTGGCTTTCCACTTACATCCGATCTTCTATATACCAACGTACCTGTCTTGTTAAACAAATCAATAACATCCATAGGCTTCATTTGTTGACCTCCAGAGCCTAAAGGAATATCCTCTAGAGCACCTAGTTCTATCATGATACCTTTTGGTCTCGCCTGATTTATTGTATTTTGAAGCCTATACCACGAGATCTGTATTTGATCAGCAATAGGTATTAGTTGCTCCATAATACCTAAAGGTTTCATATTATGAAAATCTGGAGCGAAAAGATGATAAGACAAGTCAGTATCCATAAGGTTTGACTTAACTCTTTTCATATCAGAACACAGTCCATAATTAAAACAATAGTCTGAGTCTACAATCCAAGATATTTTGTAAACCGTCTTATATGAAGACCTTATAAACTTATTCTTCTTTTTGTTTTTTGCTGAATAACCCGCTCGTCCAAATCTCTTATTCCCTCTTCTATCTACCCTAGATTCATGAACCATTTGATCTACAGAAAAGAACTCTAAATCTAAAACTAAAATCTTTCTATCATCATAATGCTTATAATATTTTCTGTTTGAAGGAAACATTTTTGTATCTCCCTGTCTACCTGAAAATCTTTCTGCTATATCTTGATATTCTTTTTCGAGAAACTGGTCGCCCGCAAGTTGTTTTAAATCTGATATAGACATTTCAGTAATTTCACCAACGTGAATCTTATCACTAAAATCTCTTTTATTACAATGCGATATCAATAGTTTTGAAGGATTTACTATCCTACATTTTACAGCACCATTTGAATCTATATATTCTTTATATCCTGCTACACCAAAATCAAACAAAGATTCCATTACTTGCTTTCTTTTCTCCGAAACCTCATTAGTTTGAAAAACTAAATCAATACCCTGTTCCATTTCAATTGCGGCATTATGCTTATAAGTATATGCCATGTGCATTTCAAGTTCTTCGTCATTAGCAGGTTCATTAGGCATTTTCTTCAATACACTGAAATTTTCCATTCCAGGCATAGTTTTCTGAACAGAATTTCTTAGGTCCATTTTTGCCTTAGTTCTCCTGAAGTAATCTTCTATTTCAGACTGTGCTAAAGTGTCAATCGGATTTACAGTAATATTGTATTCTGTCTTATTTAATTTACCTAAAGCAATTCTTCTGAATTTAGGAACAATAGGTAAAACAGACCAGTCGATAGCAAACCAAGATTCATTATCTCCCTCATCTACATTTAGTAAACTTTTATATTTATTAATTGATTGATTTCCTTGTGCGTAGTCCTTGATTCTTGCATAAGACCCTCTGTTATTATGAAATGATTGGGTATTATGGTTGGTGTAATCTGACCATGCTGCTTTTGCGTATGACAAACACCAATCCTTGCCCTTCTCTCTGGGGTCAATATTATGGTTTGGGTAGTTTGCTTTTCCTGTTTGTTTAATCATCCTACCTTATATCTTTTAAATAATTTTTTTGCTTCAACCAGATTTCCTTTAACATGATAGTTTTACATATGAAAAATTGGTCGGGAATATTCCAGGAAGGTTTAGAATACATTTAGAAGTCGTTT